TCATGCTTTCTACCCTAGGTCGCGGATCCCGAAGGGGGTACACAACGCCAACACGGCGTTGAATTCCGGGTGGTCTTTCAGCACCGTTTCGGCCAACTTGAAGCCACGGTAGCCCTCTACATCTTTGCGATAGAAGTAAAGTCCCTCCCACAGGGAGGTCTTGTTGCGCAGAGAAACGTGATGCAGCTCGCCGCTATCGATGAGGTCTTGAATGCGAATGGTCATATTTTGCATGGATTTTTCTCAGTACACAGGGTGGTAGGCGCAGCCAGGCTCTCCGCAGTATCCGCAACAGACGCAGTCTGTAGGCTGTTCACAAGTGGAACAGCGCACGGGTGCGGCCAGGTTGGCTTCGTGCCATCCCTTGAGCCAAGCGTCGAAGAATGGAAGACTACTGCCGATCGAGCCTCCGATGAGCTTGCCCATGAAAATGACATCGCTCACGGGAACAGACTTGTGCCCTTCAGCGAAAGCCTCAGCGCCTCGATCGTATGCGTCTTGGGTGGTCATTGCGGTCTTGTTCGTTGTGCTTTTCTTGGTCATAAGGGACAGGTCATTCTCTACGGTTTTGGTGCGTGATGAGTTTTGGCCGCTTCCCTCGCTTCGTATGCCTTCTTGGTGCTGATCGGGCCGACCTCATAAGGATAAACGACGCGGCCCGAGTCCGGTGGATCCACGTCGAAATGGACGATGAGGAGACCGTCCTTCCTCACATGCTCGACGGAGCCCTCTTGTTTGAAGCTATCGCCGGCATACGTGAACCACACACGATCACCAACCTTGAATTTTGACTTCTTGGACCGATGTTTCGTCATGAGGGACAGGTCATTCTCTACAGTTAACTTTGGCGCCCAAAGCTGGCCACTGTACCTGTAAGATTCCACTCACAGTAGTGGTTAGTGTCAGCCTGCACCAGCCACCCGGACCCGTCAGTCCACAGACCGATACGCTCCAAGGTCATGTACTCCCACGGCCACGCAGAGAGCACGACGCGCTCACACAGCACACCGCCGTCACCGGTGGGGAAGCACGACGCCTGCTCCCACGAGGAAATTGAGGCCGTAGCGTCATCGAACTTGACTTCGAATTGCGCAGGCGTGTCCGCGTCGCACGGTTTTGACCCACCTTCTGGTAGGTTGGAGATCAGCACGACGTCTGTGATGCTGTAGAAGAATTGCTCACCGTCTTCTCCTGGTTCTGGTGCGGTAGATTCCACTGGGCAGCCCGTAGAAACTACGGCGACGACACAAAGCATGAGTTTACGCATGTTCTTGTTCCTTTTTCTGAGGGGTTTAGCGTTTCCTTGATCATAGGTCATTCTCTGCAATTTACGTGTCAAGGATCCCGCCCTTGCAAGGTCAAGGCCAACCTTCTAAATTGCTTGACTCTCAGGCTTTAGCCTGGGAATCTAAGGCTCGTGACAACGAACCTAAACGTCGGTCTAGGGATTGACTGGCAGCCTGGACTGCAAGAAGGCTTGGTCTCCAATCGAGGGTCGGACATGGTCCACGAAGTGGGACTCGCCTGCCCCCGCTGCAGGACATCAGACGTGGCCGCAAATATGCTGCAGGACGGCCAGGCGCAGACCCGGAGCCCTAACTGCCCAGGGTGTGGTGGGGACGGTAAAATCTATCGAGATCCTGTGATAGTACGCGGACTTGCAACGTCGATTCGTCAGCAGCGTAACGTACACGACATGGGCGAAGCCCAGCCAGGAGACATGCAATTTTCTATTGGTCCTGGATTCTTTGGGTCTGGCCAAAGCACGCGGCGCGTGTCCCGTGACGACAAATTTGTCGCGACATGGGATCAACCGCTGGACGAGGGTCAGACAATCGTCCGCGGCGCGGCTACACTTTCCGACAATCTCCGAGTGTTCAACAACGTGAACCCAGACGAAGATCGCCTCTGGTACGAGCCTGCAACCGCACTTTGGTGTGAGGACGAAGCAGGGGTCCAATACCAGATCGGCCAGGATTTTACGTTCGGCCCCGGGCGTGTGATCCGCTGGATTGGATCGAGCCCAGAAATTCGCACGAAATACACAATCAAATACACCGCGTATATGGAGTGGATCGTTTGGCAGCCCCCACAGGAGCGCAACGAACGCGACAATCGCGACCTGGGACCGCTGGTGATGCTCAGGCGTCGGCACGTCGCTTTCGTAAATGACTCGCCCCTCATCACAGAATCCGATCGCGAGCCCCTGAGCGCGCGCACAATTGTCTGATGACGAAGTATAAAGCCACAGGACAGCCGCAAGCAGGCGTAGCGTTCAGCCCGCCTCCGCCCAACACGGACTGGAAAAAAGAGCGTGCGGAGTTCGAGATCGAGGCCGCGCGCGCGCTGACTGCGTTCAAGAGTGCGATCGAGCGTAAATACCAGGAAAAGGCTCAGAACTCCCTGAACACATCACGGGACAAGTACCTGGCAGGCTTGACATTCACCCTCATCGAAGATGGCGTAGACGTCGAGGTCAACGGGTGGCTGCCGACCGCCATCGAAGAGGGAGCAGATGCGTTCGACATGAAACCGGGCCTTTTGGCTGGGCGTTTCAGCCGCGTCATCCGACTACACAATGGCGCCTTCCGCACGGTTTCCCAGCTCTCACCTCCCCACAGCTGGTGGCACCCGGGTATTCAGATTCGTTTCATCAGCGAGCAAGTGCGCATGGATACTGATGAAATCAAGCGAACGACCGTCACTCCGGTCATCGAGAAGTACATGGCGAGGGTAACGATTTGAGCATCTTACCTGAATTCATCTTTCGCGCGGTGATCGCCCGTGGGATGCGCACCATTCGACAGGACACGCGCTTGCTAGATCAACTGTTCCGCAACCTGGATCAGCAGTCGGCGGCCGAGATGCGAAAGTTCATCCTCGAACACCAGATCTACCTAGACATCAACTATCCACGTGAGGCGCTTCGTCTCCCTGCGATCATCATCTTGCTCAAGAGCGAGAACGAAGCACAAGCATACCTCGGAGATTCCATGGGCATGGACAGCGTGCCTGAGGTGCTTTCGTACGACGACGAGTTCGAAGTACTTGGGGGCGCGGCAAGCGTCTCCACCATGGGAGGCCAAGGGCGACTAATCTCTGGGCCACACAACGTGTTGACTGCGACCAACAACACGATTCGCATCGCAGATCGTCTGTGGAATATCGATCAGTTTCGTGTTGGCGTCCATACGCTTGGAATCATTGGCGGCAGGGGCGTCGGCCAGCTGAGAAAAATCAACACCAACGGCGAGAACACCTTATTGGTGGACGCTAACTGGACGGTGGTTCCCGACACGACCTCTCTCTTTGAGATTCGCAGCGAACCAGGTGAGATCATAGGAGAACCCCGCAGTGTGTACACGCGCGAGGATGCGCGCAATATCGAGCGACTGGGTCAGCTGTACAGCATGAACTACCAGATCCAGATCATCACCCAGAACCCTGAACTCACCGTGTATCTTCACGCAATTGTGAAGTCGATCTTCGTCTTGAGCCGCCAGTTTATGGAGGGCCAGGGGATCATCAACTTCAAGCTCGGAGCAACGGACTTCGTGCCACGGCCTGAGTATCAACCAGACCTCGCATACATGCGTGCGCTCAACATTGACTTCCTGTATCCGTTCGATGTGTTCACGGAGGTTACAGATCTCGCTGCTTCCTTCAACGTTGTGCTGGAGGGGTGTACAGACGACGGAAAGATCGATCTGACCACCATCACGATTTAGGAGAAGACGAATGCCCCGCAAGAAAAATACAGATACAGCCAGCGACGCAGTGAACTATGTCGAGGAGTGGCTCTCAGACCACACACCAGAGCCGCCTAAGAAAGCGGCACCGATGCCAATTTTCACATTCGATCGCTATTTTGCATCCCTTGGGAAGCCCGCTCACTGGAGAGCGGGAATGCGCGCGTGGCTCAGCAACAGCGCAGCCAAAGGTAAGCGCACAGTCGCCGAATGGAATCGGCTATTTAAGGATTACTAGCCTACCACGACAACAGAGGAAAAGAATAAAGCCATGACAAGATCAGTTACCTTCGGCGGCGCGACAGTCTTCAAACCAGGCGGATTGACGCGGATCAACGCTAACGCGCTCACTCCAATCGGCCTCTCGGCCACTGGCATTGTTCACATTCTTGGTGAAGCCGAGGGTGGCGAGCCTGGCGTGCTTCACATCATCGATGACCCGGTGTTGGCCAAGAGCATATTCCGGTCGGGACCCCTCGCAGACGCAATCAGGGTGGCGTTCAACCCGTCAGGCGACACGCGTATCCCCGGCGGGGCATTCCGTGTAGTGGCATACAAAACCAACGCCAGCCTCCCGGCGGGAGTTTCTCTCCCTGGTGACGAGGCGGGGGTCACAGACACCAGCACTGGCGCCAGCACTACAACCGTGATCACCCTGACCACTGGTGGTCTCGTGGTTGACGCTCACATCGGACGCTGGGTGCTCATCAACGGGGAGAAGCGGCGCATTGTGTCCAACACTGCGACCGAAATCACGCTCGCCACAGCGCTATCCGCAGCTCCTGAGAACACTGACGACGTCCTGATCCTGGACAACCAGCTGGCGCTCACCGCGCGCGACTACGGCAACCACACCAGCCAGATCTCCGTGGAGCTGGAGCCTGGTACCGGTGAGGGCGTTGTTGTCACCCTCGTGTTCGAGGACGTCGAAGAACGCAGCGACGAAGTAGCCGGCTCGGCGATGCTCAGCCTGAAGTACGTGGGAGGCCCCATCTTCAATTTGACAGGCCTCGTCACGACCATCGACAACACAGGCCTGATCGTTACGACAGACCTCACCGCAGGGGGCGTGGACGATGCAGCCGGAATGGTAATGGTGTTTGCAGACGGGTCTCAGCGTGAGATCGCAACCAACACCACAGGCGCGAACGCTGTGTACACACTCGCCGCGGGAATGGAGCTTACCACTGCGCAACAAACCGACCTTGCGGGAACGGCAGTCTTCATCCGCAACGTGACTTCCGCAGACGCCAGCATCACAGGAGCCAACGGCGAGGCGACGAACCTCACGACCGAGGTTCTCCCTACGGCGGATGATCTTGCAATCGACTTCTCAACGCTGGGAATCACGACGCTTCGGCAGTTGGTGGACTACATCAACGGAAATACCAACTACGAGGCGAGCGTACCCGCAGGAGTGAATCCCGACACTACACTTCTCGCTAACTACGACTTCGGCACCAGAAACACGGCTGTAGATGTTCGTTTCGACGAGGAGATCGACCCAGACAACAAGGGCACGTTCCGACAGGATCTGCAGGCAGTCGTGGACTGGATCAACACCTACTCGACGCTCGTAACAGCAACCAAAGCTACTGTGGGCGCTGACGAGGGTTCTGAGTTGCCTGCTGTGACCGGTGGCGTGTCGGGCACCATCCGCGACGTTCCTGTGTTCTTCAACGGTGGTGCCCGCGGTGTCTCCTCTAACAGCTCCTTCCAGAGCGGTTTCGATCTACTGATCCAGCAGCGAGGAAACCACATCGTTCCGCTGATCTCTCAAGATCTTGTCAATGAGGGCCTCGGATCTACGGCGACGTTTGCCAGCGTGGCAGCGCAGCTGAAGGAGCACGTCAAGAAGGCGCGCACCACAGACAAGAACGAGATGGGCGGCTACATCGGCATGAACGGCACCAAGGCTCAGCTGATCGCCCAGGCGGCAACCTTCAACGACGGCGACGTGGAACTCATGGGACAGAAGATGGGATTCCTGGACGTGAACGGGTCGCTGAAGACCATGGACGAGTGGTCCGCTGCCGTCGTTGCCGCTGGCATGCGTTCGGGCACGAACGAGGTGGGAGAGCCTTTGACCTTCAAGGCCATCAACACCACCACACTCACGCAAGATAGCTCGTGGTCTCCACAGAGCCGGCAGGACATCAACGAGCTACTCGCCGCAGGTGTGATGTTCGCTGAGGTGACAAACGCGGGCATCGTTCGCTGGGTGCGTGACATCACGACCTATATCAGCGACGACAACGTGGCGTTTATGGACGGAAACACGCGCGACGCCGTGAGGTTCATCGCGTACGACTTGCGCACGTACCTGGAGGACCGCTTCACGGGTCTCAAGGCGACGCCCGCAACGGTCGCGTCCATCCGCGAGTCTACGGCCGCGAAGATGGCGGAGTACCTCACGGACAACATCATCGTGACGTCTCTTGACCCCGAGACCCAAAGCAAGGAGATCCCAGGATTTCGCAACCTTCGCGTGTTCATCGACGGCACTGTGGCAACAATCAGGGTGGAGATCTTCCCTGTCACGGGAATCGTGTTCCAGTTGAACGATATCTACTTGCAGCTGCCTAGGCTTGCTGCGTAGCTAAACCTTTGCTGCGCTTCAGGACAAAGCAGATGGAACGCTGCGCTGAACGCCTTGGCTTCACAGCTAATGCGTTCCAGCGCTGCCTATCGGCCCCAACAACGGATCACGCAAAGGCCAACCTGACCCAGTTGACGAAGTCTGTCAAAAAGACGTATCGACGTCTTTCGCGTGAACTGCACCCTGACCACAATCCTGGCTGCCCTGAAAAAGTAGAACAGTTTAAAGAACTTAGCTTAGCTTACTCTGATATTTCTGCGTTTCTATCCAAGATATCGTTCACAAAACAACAGCCAACGACGCGGATCATAGTTCGCGCAGTGGTGAGCAACAAAAACACGGCGGACTCTTGCAGCTCGTCGTCTTTCACGTCCAATTGGTGGGCGCGTGCATGAGGATCATTAAATGGCTGATTTCAATGGACTTTCACAGCTTCCAAAGGAACTTCGAGACGCACTATCCACAGAGATCCAGGAACCTGACACGGTACAACCCGAGCCTATCTACGTGCTGGGTCCAATCGGCACGTATCAAGTCGTCGTGGACGCTAACAACGAGCCTCTCGTCAGCCCGTTCGACTCCGGTGCGCCGCTCGGACTCTCAAAATTGATCGTACCTGCGCCCGGGATCTTGATCGGCGCGTCGATTGTTACTCGGAGTTCGCTCGTGGGGGGTGACCTCGACCTGGACATCGTGATCTCGCAACCGGGTACGGACATCATTGTCCGACTACCGAACTTACAGGACGTCCTGTCGGGAAGCACCCAGCACTATTTCTCGCTCGGGCCGGACGATGTTTTCGTACCCAGTGGGGTGGAGGAGTTACTGATCCAGGCGGGCGAACAGATTTTTGCGAATTACGACTCCAGCGCATCGCTTGAGTGGTTCAACGACCCGAACCCGGCCCCGCTGTCCTTGTGGCTCTGGATCCAGAATACGAAGACGTAGAGCTTGGTGGCGAACGAACGGACAGACAGATAAGCATTTAGGGTTGACGCACCCCTGGTTTTTCGGGTACTTTGTAGGGGCCTGAACGCCCACTGGCGCAGCGCAAACCGACAGCCCGCGATTCTCCGTCTCGACTGTCTTTGAGAACAAGGCCGTAAGGCACTCAGCCCTAGTTTGGGCACTTTCTTAGACTCGACGGAGGAATCAGTATGGCATCTAACGTTTTCAGCGGCGCGCGCGCTCGTTTCAAGGTAGACGGCGTTCCAGTCGCATTCGCAGGCGGAGTCTCGGGCACGGAATCAATCGATTACGAGCCTGTAGACGTGATCGACCTGTTGGAGGTCCGGGAGTTCGTTCCGGTTGCCTATCGCGCCACGTTGAACGCACAGGTGTTCCGCGTGATCGGTCAGTCCCTCAAGGCGGTCGGGATCTTCCCGGTGGAGGAGAACATCCTCACCAGTGGGGATCTCACCTGCACTGTAGAGGACCGCGTCACGGGTAACACCATGGCCCAGTTCGAATCTTGCCGTGCGCAGGAGCACTCGTTCGACATCACGGCTCGGGGAATCGTCTCCGAGAACGTGACGTTCGTGACAGTTCGCCTCCGCGACGAGTTCGAGCGCCCAATCTAACCCCTTTTTTTAGGAGATAGGCCTATGCAGACAAAGACGTTCACCGTGAAGCACAAGCTGGAAGACGGGACCGTGGACGAAGGCACGTTCACGGTCAAGCGTCTTTCCATCAAAGATCGCGCCCACATCGGCATGAAAAAGAGCCAGCTCGCTGGCGGCATGCATTGTGTGCGTGATGACGACGGAAACCCCACTGGACAAGGAATTGACGAAGACACGGACTACCTCAACGCGATGATCGCGCAGCTGGACGTAGCCCTCATTCAAAAGCCCTCGTGGTTCAACCTCGATGAACTCGCCGATATCGGTGTCGTCCAGGAGGTGTTCAAAAAGGCGGCGGACTTTGAAGTCTCGTTCTTTCGTTCAACGAACGGGGGAGACAACAACGGATCTGGAAGAGTACGCCAGGAAGACGGCGGCGCGCCGAATGAAGAACCAGGATCTGGAAACACTCCTACGCCGGTGGTGGGTCAAGAAGTACAAGCTGCCTTGGACGCATGAGCTTGCACAAAACTCGACTTACGCCGAACTACTCATTGAGTACTACGAGGACTGGTTCGAGGAGAGCCCCAATGAAGGCCGAAAAGCGCTCGCAGGAGACGATGGAGAGTACTACTTCGACAGCACCGGCGACCCGCTAATCGACAAGTGGGAGGACGAAGTTCGCCGTGGACTGACCCCGGACTTGGAAGAGGGTCTTCCGCCTCAGGAAAAGGAGAAGCTCCGTAAGGAGCGTGAAATGACCCAACGAGCAAAAGCTGCAGCACGAGAATTGGACAAGCCTGATCCACGCCTCGCCAGCAGAATGAGCCCGGTCTCTCCGCGTGGTGCGCGTGGTGCGCGTGTCATCGGACAGGGCAAGGTTGACGTCCCCAACGACGTGTGGTCCGACCTGTTAGGACACGACTAAAATGCCCAAGACTACGTACACAGCCGGATTTCAAGAGCTTAGGAAGGCGTTCAAAAAGTACGAAGCGCTCCAAGCGAAAGTATGGAAGGAACGGCAGAAGCAACAGCGCTCCGAGCTGAAGCACCGGCGCACGGAAGAAAAAGGCTTCAAAGACACTGCTAGGCAACGCGAAGACTTCATTAAGCGCGAGTCCAGACTCAAAGAGCGAGAGCGCGTAAAAGATACACGCGCGCGGCACGACGACAAACAAGATCGTGATAGCCGCGGTCGATTTCTTGGCAAGCAGCGCCAAGAGGAGCAAAAACACGTCAAAAGCATGGGCAGCAAGCTGCGCAATCTCGCACTTTTTGCGGGTGGCGGAATTCTCGGCTTTGCACTCGGCTACTCTCTGAAAGGGTACCAAAACGCGATCGGAGCCCGCAAGGCGCAGGGACCTCAAATCGGCACTGGTATGACGACCAGGCAGCTTAGAAAAGGATCATCGAAATACGGATACAACGTAACTGAGCGCATCGGACTTGCGGGCCAAATGGCCCGCGCAACCGGCGCGAGCGGATCGGCTACGTTGCAGCACGCTACACGCGCGACAGGTATGGACCCCGGTGAAGCAGCCGGCTACATGGGGGTGATGCGCGCCGGAGGAACACAGTTCAATGCCGCGGGAGGGGGTGCTGGGTCCAAGCAGTTCGGACGCATGATCTCAATGGGCATGCAGTCAGGTCTTGAGCGTGCACGTCTTCCTGAATTCTTCAAAGGCGTCACCAGCTTGATGCAGACGCAGCAGGCGATATCCGCGGGGGATGTCGGCGGCGGCGGGATCGCGAAGCTTGCAGCCGCCCTCGGAAAAAACGGGCCGACCGGTTTTCAGGGCACTCGTGGCATGAATATGATGGCCAAAATGCAGCAGTCCATCTTGAACCCACAAGGGGGTAACAAGGCGTTCATGCAGCAAGCCTTCGGATTCGGTACCCGGGGCGCCACATTCATGGAAGCGCGCATGAAGCAACAGAAGGGGCTAGGGGATGAGGGAGAGAACATCCCAGCAATCCTAGATGAGGTTATCCGACAGCACGGATACAAGGCCGGTGGAAGTGTGGAAGCGAATAGTCAGGCCATTCTACGCACCGAATCGGCTCTTGGCATAGGAGCAGAGCAAGCCGATAACATCCTCAAAATGCGCGTAGACGGCAAGCTATCGAAAGAAGAACTGAAGAAAATCAGCATCCAGTCGAAATCCACAGAAGACCTGCAAAGAGAGGCCAATATCCAAATGGCAAAAGCAGGGGCTGGCCTCGCTACGATCGCAGGACTGTTTGACAAGTCCGTGAAGCAGGGGGAAGAAGATTTCAAGATGTGGACTGCGATTGAAAAAGCGCAAGCAGAGATGGCCAAATTTGTGATGCCTTTGATCAAAGTTGCGCTGGAAGCCATGGTAACTCTGCTCACAGAAATAAGAGACCTGATAATGAAAATTCCAGGTGTTGCGCGCGACACCAAAGATACTTTCTCCGGGCCCGACGCCGCGACACTAGAGAAGAGACACGCAAGCATCCAGGCGACGAAAAGAGCGTGGATGGCGGAGACTGACCCCGACAAAAAGGCCGCGTTAGAAAGACGAATGGAAAGACAAGCCGCCAAGCTCTACTCGGCGGCAGCCGTACAACGCGACGTCGGATCATTGGTGGGCGCTAGAGGATCTGCTGCAGCAATCGACACAGACCTCCACCAAAGCGCGGGTCCAAAGGCGCGCGCGAGAGACGCTCAGAAGATCGGCCTCATGGGTCCAGCACGCCGCGCGTTTATGGCCGCCGCTGGGATTGACCCGAACACAACAGACCCACAAATTTTAGCGAACATCAACTGGAACGTGGAGCGCGCTACAGAACTCGGAAGAAAAGAAAAAGATCAAATCGCTGAGACGTTCAAGCACGCCAAGCGCCTGGGCAGGAAGTGGCGCGCTACGCGCGACGCCATGAAGAAAAGAGAATCCGCGGCTGGGGCCAAAAGATCTGGTTCCGCGACCCCAACTCCATCAGCAGGCTCGGCAGCAGGTGCAGTGGTTACTCCTCCCACAGAGGGAGATAAGACCATAGACGTAAACGTGAAATTCACCGGGCTCCCTGCAGGAAACAACCTCACCAACGGACCTCCGACGTCATCAGGCGCTAGAGAGACTTCTCAAACTCCATGACTTCGGCAAGACAACACACGCGCGCAATCGTGACATTGCACTCGCACGTCAACGAGATCGGAGAATCCCCTGCGGCTGGACGCTTCGTAGATCTCTCATCAGACTGCGTATCGCTGAAGACCACGAAGAACACTAAAGCAGCGGGTACGTGGGAGCTAAGCTTGGTCCCGCGTCGCAACTATCTCAATTTCATCTTCCCGAACGATGTGGTCAACATCTATCTCGATCCCGGTGATGGAGACCGTGGATTTGTGCGGACTATGCTCGGATATGTGGACCGGGTTGAGCGTTCAGAATCAACCGACGCCACCACGGGTGGTACCAAGACTACCTATTCCGTCATCGGTACAGATTTCCAAAAGGCTTTCGACAAGACGTCCATCTACTTCAACAACCAGCTCCGCCAGATCCTCGACGAACGCTTTGCGCGAACGTCTGATGGTCATGTCCGTCCCACACAAGGAAACGATGAAGGACTCGCACTGCGTCAAGCTGGCCTGACCACGTTCGGAACGCCTGCTGACTTCGTGGAGAACATGTTGATCACGTTGTTGGGATTCGGTCAGCAGTGGCGCCTTCCCGGTGTGTACGCTAGGAACCGAAACTCTTTGCAAGAGAACAGGCAGAGGCGCATTCAGCGAGCCATGGACAAGGCTCCTGAGAACCTGGTTCACGCAGTCTTTACTCTCGGGTTCAACCTGGAGGCGCGGAGGGAGACGATTGAAGCGATCAATAACAAGGTGGCTGAGATAGACAAGTCCCTGGCGGAAAAGACCATCACAGAAACAGACAAGCAGGTTCAGGCTGCGAGAGCGCTGCGCGCCAACGGGTACTTGCGCAGCTTGAGAACGATCCTAGAATCAGCGGATCAGTCTTTTCCAACTGGACTTTTGGACCTGCTGAGCTTCGACTTTATCGAGTACCTCGCCATCGACGGATACAACCAAAACGACTCGGTTTGGCAAAGTGACGGAGCGCTTTCTCAGTTCGTATATGGGCACAGCAATGACGTCGTCAACGAACTGATCTTTGATCTACGCCCTGTATCTGAAAATTCAGGGTCCGGCGACGGGGGTCTTAGAAGCGGTGGCTACTCATACGCAGAAGACGACCTCGGCATCAACGTCCACGGAATTCAGCCAAAATTCCCACCGAACACGCGCGGGGTGCAGTATGTCCCGGCCGTGGTTTTCCGAGAATACCCGTATTCAGTGGTGGACTCTTTTCGACTTAATGACGTCACAGTCATTCCCGCAGAGTCCGCGGACCAAGACCCCCTTGGCGAGCCTTTAACAGTGTTCTTCGGTCCAGTGTTCGGAAAGAATCCGAACTTGCAGTCAGGCCCTGGACGCCGGAACGGCCAAGCCAGAGTGACGTACGAATATGATCAGGCGATTTCGCCAAATTCGTGCAAGGCGTTCCCGCATCAAAAACCAATCAAGCATTTGGACGTGGTCGTCATCAACAACACAGATGTCGTAAATGCACAGATCGGTCGCTCCGATGAGGACATGTTCAATCTGTTCCAACTGACCCCTACGACCACAGACGACATGCACGAAGACATTCAGTCCATCCTCACCAACTTCTCCCCAGTGATCAACCAGATCAGCATCGCGCGCCATGGTCTTCGTACGTGGGCTGGAAACACCATATTCGCGAACCATTCGCAAGATTCGGGCTGCGGAGAGGTCGGCGGATCTGTGGACAACTCTTCCGTCCGTCGAAACCTGGCACGCTGGCAAATTCTGCTGGATCATTGGTACCAGCACAACCCTGAGTACCTCAACGGGTCCATAGTTCTGCGCGGAATGCCTGAGATTAGGGTGGGGTATCGGCTGGACTGGAAAGACCGCAACGAGAGCTACTACGTGGAGGCGGTGACCCACCAGTGGGCATATCCCGGAGCCATGCAAACCACAGTTCAAGTCACACGAGGACAGCGGAACGATCCCTTCCCCGCATACATCCCGCCGGTGTTCCTAGACGACAGCGACAAAGTTGTGCGGGCGTCGTCAGGTGACCGCTCGGAGAATGGACGCTTGGCGCAGTTCTTCAAAGTTAGGGATACGCAGGCGACGGAACGCTCAACACAGCGGCGTCAACCCATGTCTTTGGCAGAAAACATCACAGACCAGGCTGAAAACATCAGCAGGAACGGAAAGGTGATTTTCCCAACCACTGGAGAACGTGGGAAAACAGCAGATTTTGGCACGCTGGACATCCCACCGGATTTTGACGGCGAGACGGATATCGGTTGATGAAATATCCATCCGGCACAATCCGACAGGGCGGCCTCACCCATCAACGAGGAGATTATGGGCACGAGAACATCTACTATCCGGTAATCGGTGTGGTGCTGAACACGTTCTACTCCGATGACCATCGCAATACGCTTTCGGGGGGCCACGCAGACCGGCGTGGAAGCAGCTGTCAGGCGCGGGTCATGCTCGTAAAAGGTAAAGTGGGCGATTCATCAATCCTTCCTAACGTGTTGATCCTGCCCAGGGGAAGCACGGGAAGAGACGACTTTTCCGAAGAACTTCCGACGCCCACAACTGGAACCGTTGACGGAAGCTCCTTTCGCTCCGATTTCAAAGGAATCAACGCAACCAAACTCAACGGAGATTGGTGCGTGATCCACTTCATCAACGGCAGCAAGCGGCAGCCTGTGATGCTGGAATGGTTTCCACACCCTTCAAATCGACGCGACGCGACAACCAAAGATTCTGATCTAGGCAATCTCGTTCAAGGCCGACGAATCGCGCGACGTTTCCAGGGTCTGCGCCTTGTTGTGACGTCTGAGGGCTCGATCTTAGTGGACACGTCCCAGTCCAACCATCCGCTCTCAGTCGATCAAGTATCGCGCGAAAAGAACGAGAGTGGAGGTGATGTTCGCGTCACGATCAAAAAAGAGCGGGAGTTGGAGATCAACTTCAACCCGCCTATCTTCGCGGTCAAAAACGGCGTTCCAGTAGAGCCGGACTTCCTGCACCCCCCAAACAGGATACCAGAGGACCCCGACGCGCGTGAGACCACCGCAACAAGACTACTTGCAGACAAGAACTTCATTCGATTGTTGGCGGGCCAAGTAGCTGAAATCTCAGGAAGCAAGATAGCCCTGGGGCTTGAGCCGTCGGCAACAGAGAATCTCGTCTTGGGACAAGAGCTGAAAGCACTACTGGTGAAAATCTTGAACGCCTTGTTGACCCATACGCACGGAACGGGCGTAGGCCCCTCTGGAGCGCCGCAGGCTCCCGCGCTCACCGAGTTTTCTGACGCACTTACTAGCGTTCAGGCCGAGGAGCAGCTGGCCAATTGGATCTTTGCCCAGAAGGACCCCCCGTAGATGGCTCTGATTCAGACCACACTGGCTGATGAGCTGCGTAGCCTAGCGCCCACCGCGTTGGAGGCAGACGCCATCACAACGCTTACAGACGCGTACGCGAACTACGCAGCGGATGCGACGGCAAACAGCGTTGCTTTGTCCCCAGCCGGTGTGCTGCTGGGAAAGGCCGCCATGGCGAGCGCGCTGGTAGGAATGTCCGCCGCAGGTGCTGGAATCGCTGCAATTCCTGCGGCAATCAAAGCTTTTTGGGTCGCTGTGGCTGGGGGGCTGGCGACCTCATTCGCAGGGGCAACTGCGATCGTTCCTCCCCCGCACGCATCATTATCCTCCGCGTTTGCAACCCTCATGCCAACCAACACGGCAGGAGAGGTCACCGCTGATCAGGCCGCTGATTCTATGGCCCTGATTATGCATGCAGATGCTATCCTCGGCGGGACAGTTACCTTCGGGATACCAACATTTCCAATCGTTTAAGGCCATGGCACACAAAGGTTCATCCATAACATCGATCGACGCTGTCGCAGCTAATTGGAAAATCTCTACGCGCGAACAGAGTCGAGGGCTGTACGCGTTGGCGTTGGTTCCTGTGGACTTCATCAACGGAGCGGGGTCGTACTACGCGGCGCGTCGTACCTTGGAAAAACTCAAAGGGCCCACGGAGTTTATCTTCGATGTCAACCCACAGTCCATGGACATGGAGGAGCCGGTTGCTGTGCAGATTGTTCCCACTCAGGACGGGGGGCAGTTCATCGAGCACCAAGGCCAAATTTACAAGACCATCAATATCTCCGGCACCACCGGCCTTCGTCCTGGCCGCAAACGTGGAGCGGTGATTCCCGTCTTGAACGTGCCCAACCCATTCAGCAAGCCAGACACAAACCCACGTACAGGATTACCAAAAGGCGAGGTATCTGGTTTCGAACAGTTGCTGCAGCTTAGGAACTTGTTCCGGCACTATTTCGACATCAAGGAGGACCCGGCCACGGCGCATAAATTCGTACTGGTGTGGCAGAATGGAAAAGAAGGCGAGTTCTACGTCGTCGAGCCCATCTCATTCCGCACTCGTCGTGAGTCCAGCTCTCCTCTTACGTCTGAGTACGAGATTCAGCTGCGCACCATCGCACGCGCAGATCGCTTCATAGCCGCGGTCTCCGTTGATACACGAACGCAACGAAACCTGTTCGCGCGCAGCACGGAATTCATCTCTGAGCAGAACTACCGCCTGGGCAACGCGTTGCGTGTTGCGCACTCGTTGGTAGACCGCACGTCGAGCGTGGCGCGCGCCACGCACACGTTGGGTACGACGTCTAGGAATCTGATCTTGTCCGCCGCGAGCGACCTGTTCAATGCACTGGTGAATGTCAACGCAGCTTCTTCACGCGCATTCAGTATCCCAAGGGAAACAGTGGAGTTCCTAGCCAACAGCAGTTTTGATCTCATGGTAGAACTGGAGAAAATCCAAAACAACGCCTACAAAACACAGGGCTTGAGCACGCAGCTCAGCTCTGTCTGGTCGTCCTATAGAGGTATTTTTCGCGTCGCCACAGCAGTGGCCGCGCGCGATCAGTTGTACGGGGGCACCGTCTCAACGAAGTTCCGCACACGAAACGTTGCATACCGCAATCCGTCCTCTGGTCCTCCCCGCACCGGAGGAAGCCCGACGGACCTGCAAAACGTGACGATACCAACCGGCACCGCCCTTTCATCCGTAGGTAGCGTAGACACTATCTTCAGCTTGGCGATGCGCCTGTTGGGCGACCAAGCACGGTGGAAGGAACTGGTCGTGTTGAATGCCTTGTCAGCTCCGTACATCAGTGTAGATGGAGATGGCAAAGACGTCCTCCGCCCAGGGGACACTATCCTATTCCCAGCGGGGGCATCCTCCGGCGAGACGGGAATCCAAGAAGACTCCACGAAAGGAGCTTCTGCCCTGGTGCAGCGCTTGGGAAGGGACGTACGACTAGACTCCTATGGGGAAACGGGAGGCTTAACGGCGCTTGATCTAGCAATCAACAACCGAGGGGATATCGCCCTGGTTGAAGGTGTGGACAACCTGGTGCAATCTGTGGAGATCAAGTTCTCGACAGAACGCGGCAGTTTGCCAACACACCCAACCTTCGGAATCTCGGCCCCGATTGGAAGTAAGGCCACTATTCGTAGCCTGGTGGCGTTCCAAATGGACGTTCGGGGATCTCTTTTGGCGGACTCGCGCATCGACGAAGTCAGCAGTCTGGACTTCGACATCAACGGCAACGTGTTGAGTATTCGAGCCGACGTCCAAATCGCTGAGGTAGACCAGGGCGTGGCAATCAGCTTCGACGCGCGGAGATAAACCATGGCGTTTGTACCAAGGACATTCGAAGAAATTCGCGACGATATGATCAACTTCGTGAGGCTGCAAACAGCCCTCACGGACTTCGAGGTTGGTTCGGTCATTCGCACGATCATCGAAGCCGCCGCGTTGGAAGACGACGAGCAGTACTTTCAGATGGTTCAGTTGCTTGACGCGTTCAAGCTCTCTACCGCATCGGGCCAAAACCTAGACGATCGTGTCGAGGAGTTCGGGATCATCCGGCTTCAGCCGGCTCCGGCAGCCGGAGAGATCATCATTACGGACGGGGTTGTGGCCACGTCCCTGGTCGCGTTCAACACGGTCATCGGAACCACCTCAGTGATTCTTGACTCTACGGCCGACTTTCCCACATCCGGATTCCCCTTCACCCTTCGACTTGGTGAAGGCACCGTAGACGTGGAGGACGTGACGGTCAGCGCCAACGTGACGTCCACCAACACCCTCACCATCTCGCCTGCCACAAACGCGCACGACGCAGGGGAGCGCGCGACCCTCGTGTCCGGCTCCGCCGACGTTACCCTAACCCCAGGAATTAGAGTTCAAGTCCCCGCGTCTGGCACAGACGCTGCTGTCGTCTCTGTTACTGTGGAGAGTGGCACGCTGGTCAACGGCAACTACGCCAGCACGCCGATCGCTGCGCGCGCTGAGCTTCCTGGCTCTGGGGGCAATGTAGGTGCTGGGCGTATCGTTGAATTTGCCAGTGGGGCCCCTGTCAACGGCGCAGGTGTCACGAATCCGCGCAACTTTGCAGGCGGGAGAGACTTGGAAACCGATTCTGCGCTGCGCGACCGCGCAAGAGCGGCAATACAGTCACTCTCTAAGGGTACAGTTCGGGCACTTCGCGAGGGCGTTCTTGGTGTCGAAGACACAGTCACTGGGCAACGCGTCACGACCGCCAACATCCTGGAATCATTTGTAGACAATGAAGTCACCGTGTATGTTGACGACGGAACCGGATTTACCCCTGATCAAGTAGATTTGGCTAGGTCTGCGCTCACAGCCGGTGTGGGTGTGGGTGTGGGTTCGATCACTGTGGATGACCCTACTGATTTTCCTGAGACAGGGATGCTCATCCTCAGCCCGGAAAATGCGGCCCAGATCGAGATCATCGAATTCTCGGCCGTGGATTACGTCACAGGCGCGATCACGTTAGTAGGGGTTACTGTGAACGCACACGACTTGGGCGACGAAGTAGCTCTCGTAGACGTCATTACGGATTCAGCAGAGGCTGGCCAGAACTTCTTTCAGCTCGCCAGCTTCCCAGTCATCCGAGCAAGTCACCGAATTTGGCTAGACGATGCCGGAACAGGCTCTCCAGTTCTTATGGACAGCGGCACCGACTACCTGCTCAGTCGAGGCAACGGACAGCTAGAAATCACAGGCGGCGGCGTCTCTGAACTGTCCGTGTTAGTGGCGTCGTATAGCTACTACACCGCCCTCTTGGCGCAAGTTCAGAAGGTCATCGACGGAGATCCAGATGACGCAACCAACTTTCCGGGTCTGCGCAGCGCCGGCATCAACGTGCTCGCGGATGTTCCCATCATCCGCCGCATCACGGTACTTCTGACGATCACGGCTGAGCCTGGTGTGCAAGAGGCGGGCCTTGTTCCTGAGGTTCAAGAGGTTGTCGAATCGTACATCAACGGCCTGGGCATCGGCGAAGACATCATCGTCTCGGAGATCATCGAGCGTGCCATGGGAGTGGTCGGCATGCATGATGTCGCTGTAATTTTGCCTGCTTCCAACATCATCGTGTTGGAGAACGAATTACCTGTTCCCTTCGACACGAGCGGGGACAGCCTGGTGATCGTGTCCTAGAATGTGCCAAGACAAGACTCAATCCGCAATCCGTGAGGCGCGTGACCAGCTATTCCTGGACACTGCGGATGGCGTTCGCCTAGACATCGTGACCGCAAACCTTGGGCTCGACCGCCCACTGGTGGGCATTGATGACGATGAGTGGCGAGCGCTCGCGAAGGCGGTCGCGCTGCAGCCAAAATTGGTGCGAAACATCTTCTATCGCGTGATGGAGGTATGTGTAGGTCCGCAAAAGACTCGCGCAGGCATGCTGTCTGTAGCCCCCGACGTTGCGGATGAAATTGTCCAGCTTGAAGACGCCAGCGACCTGGTACAGATTGGCACGCTTATCTTCAGCCCAGGCCAGACCGGCGAAGAAACGGTAGGTTTTTGCTTCCGCGATCTGGAGACGCACAAGGTGTTCCTCACGGCGCCCCTGCAGAACGCGCACGCAGTGTTGGAGGCCGGTGAGTCTCCTCTCGCGGCAGACACCGCGTCTGCCGCTGGATCGTTAGTGGTGATGGACTCATCCAAGTTCCCCACCACCGGATTCCCGTACTCGATCATCGTTGGGCGCGGGACGCCGGAAGAAGAAGTGCTGGTGGTCACCGCTAACACTACCGCAACAAACACCCTCACCCTGGACGCCCCTACGACGATTGACCACCGCGGTCCCGTCGTCCAGTTCCTGCGGAAAGCACTTCAAGCGGATGCGCCGCTTGGGCGAACCTTCATCCTGTTGGACAGCAACGACACGCGCGTGTTCCCTGCCGATGGTTACGTGCGCATTGGGGGCACCAACACGGTGAAGTACGTCGAAAACGACATCGAAAACGACGTGCTCGTGCTCAAACGCCCTCTCGCGGTCGCTGGCACGGCCGGGGACTCTGTGGAGCTGGTGATCCCCGGCATTACGGTTGAGACTGTGTCTGTGATCCAGACTGGAATTGACTGGAGCATACACGAGACGGAACCACGCAAGATCAAGGTGTTTATCCCTGGTAACGAGGAGGGCTACCGGCTGCTGGATGCCTCCTATCTGCACGGCGAAACCCCCGCGCCTGCAAGCTCGACGCTAGCTGTCGCCACAGTCGCCGCAGACGTGGTGCTCACCTTGGCGGACACGTCTGGATTTCCTGAAACAGGTGTGGTGCTCATCAACGGAACCACCACGCGCTTCTATGTCATCAAAGACGACGGCGCGAACACGATGATCCTGACGCAGGCAGTAGGAGGCGTGTTTGGGATAGGTGACGCAGTAGACCTGCAGTTGGTCAACTACGCCGGCACGGACTTGGATGAAGGAAACCTCCACACATCCGGGGGTGCCCTTGAAGTCAATCAGTTTCCTGGGCCGTATGTGTACGACCAAGTCTCTTACGCGCCTAGTCTTTCCCCGCAGTCAACTTTAGACGAAACTATTCCGCCACCTACGCGCGTCGCAGCGGATCAACTCGCCGGCCGGACCAATCTGGAGGTCGAAGACGCCGGCTTGTTCCCGGCTCCTCCTTTTACACCGTTCGACGTTAGGCTGGGACGAGGGTCCGGTGATCAAGAAGATCGAACACTTACGGATCGGACGCTCAAGACAGACGCAGCAACTACAGTGGATTCCCCAATCGGCGTCGGGTCTTCGACCCTTCCAGGAGTGGACACCACCGATTTTCCTGAAAGCGACGGACTGCACCAAGCAGGCTACCGGATTATCATCGACCAAGGCGGCGTAGCGGAAGAGATTGTGATGGTGGCGCAAAATGCCACAGGTACGCCAGGCACATTCACGCTTGTGGGCACTACCATCAACGCGCACGCAGCAACTGAAACCATCGAGCTGCTCAATGACGTGTTGACCTTTGACGAGCTACAGGAGCCCCATGACGGGCCAACCACCATGCCCACGGCTCTGGGGGACCGCGTGGAGAAGCTCGTCACAGGACTTACTGTGGCCGTCGGAACGGGTGTGAACTTCCCTTCAGCAGGCGTTATATACGTTAATTTCGGTAAAGGACGTATAAACGTCAGACAGCGCATTAAAACTGTAGTAAGCACTACAATTCTTGAATTCGTTGATACGTCGATCTTCCCTACTACAGATTTCCCGTACCGCATCAAGGTCGGAGAGGGACTTCCTCAGGAAGAATACGCGCTGGTTACAGCCAAC